GACGTGGGCGAGGTCGCGCCCCGCCTCGAGGCCCCGGGCCGCCTCCACCGACACCCGGATCTTCGAGACGATCTTCTGCTTCCCCTTCGCGCCCTCGAGCGCGGCGTCGAGCGTCTCAAGCTCGGAGACGTAGGGCAGGCCCACCCGGATGATCGTGGCCGGGCTGGGCAGGGTCACCTTGCCGCCGGTGACCACCAGATCCTCCACCAGGTTCCCGTCCGCCACCGCCGAGACGCTCTCGCCCTCGAGGTGGCCGAGGCCGGACACCTCGGCCACCGCCAGCGCGAAGTCGGAGGTGTGCACGTCCTGCAGCTCCACCGGCACCGCGAAGTCGAGCACCCGGCCCGACACGTAGTAGGGATCGTGGTAGGCGGTGATCTCGACGCGGGTGGGCTGCGGGCTGTCCGGCTGGAAGACCACCACCTGCCCGACGCTCGCCGGCGTGAAGATCGAGTAGGGGATGAGCCCGCAGTAGAGGCCCACCTCGGCGCCGGGTTCGTAGTTGCCGGTGGGGCTCGCCACCTGCGCGAACATCGGGTCGGTGTTCCGCCCGTCGTACTGCAGCGCGGAGTCGAGGAAGACGCCGAGCCGCGCGTCGGTGACCCGGCGGGTGGCGAAGCGCTCGACGTAGCGCTTCGTGGCGCCGCCGATGGTGCGCCGCACGATCGCGTAGACCCGATCCTCGGTGGCCTCCTCGACCGCGCAGACGTCCTCGAAGGCGCCGAGGGTGTCGTGCCAGTGCCAGGCCACCACCTCGAGGTCGGGGACGTAGGTCATCCCCAGCAGCGTCCCGTCCTCGCGCGCCGACCAGGCCACGCCGTGGGGGGTGCGGGCGTAGTCCCAGCCCTCCACCGAGTGGCCGTCGAGCAGGTGCGAGGCGAGCAGCGAGAGCGTGGCGCCCTGATAGCCGTCGGTGTTGACGTCGAACTTGAGCTCCTGCACGAGGTTGCCGAGGGGCGAGAGCGCGAGCGCGCTGTTCCCCACCACCAGCGGGTCGAGCTGCGAGACGCCGTGGTAGGTCTGCAGCCGGGCCCGGATGCTGAGAGCGGTGATGGTGTCGTTCACGCCGCCCGCGCCCGACACCACCCACACCCCGTTGCTGGAGCCGGCCAGCAGCGCCCGCAGCGGCAGGAACCAGTAGATCTGCTCGAAGCGCAGCGAGGCGAGGGTGAACCGGAACGGGTCCCGGTCGAGCACCACCCGGCGCGGGCTGTGGTCGTAGAAGTCGGCCAGCCTCGAGGCCATCAGGTCGGCCGGCTGGAGCGCGGTGGCGCCCCACACCCGCCGCTGCTCGAAGTGCGCGACCGCGCCCGGGTAGTCGGTGAGGAACGGGTTCTGGCCGGTGGGTGGCGAGGTGTTGAAGTCGGGCCCGAGCGTGCCGTCCACCCGGAACGTGTTGATGAGCTGGGTCGTCTCCTTGTCGAAGATCAGGCCCATCACCTGGCCCTGCCCCTGGTAGAGCCGCCAGCCCACCTGCGTCCAGCCGACCGGCTCGGCCGCGAAGACCCACGCCAGCAGCGGCTGGTGCTCCGCGAGCGTGAACATCACGCCCCAGGCCGGGAAGTCGGTGCCGGGCGCCGGGCTCGGGAGCGTGCCCAGCTCGCGCCCCACCGTGGCGAGCGTCCAGTCCACCCCGACGGCGAGCGGACCGGCGACGGCGTCCACCGCGTGCGTGGTGACCCAGGTGCGCGTGCCGTCGCTCGCGTATGGGTTGCTCGGGCCGTAGAGCGTGGCGGGGTTGTAGGCGGCGATGGACGGGATCGGGACGTGGACGTTCGCCGGCGTGGCGCCGCCGAAGTAGAACGGCACCGTCTCAACCACCCGGCCGGTGCTCGTCTCCTTGAGCACCCGCGACACCGCCCACTCATAGCGGGAGGCCTTCTGCGTGATGGCGAGCTTCGCGTCGTAGCGGATCGAGGGCCACGTCATGTCGCCCGCGCCGGACAGCTGGTCGGCCGCGCTGGGCAGGCTGAAGTTGATGTACTGCAGGACCCAGCTGGTGTTGCTGTATCGGCGCAGCTCCATGGGCGCGTAGCCCTTGTGCGCGATGGAGATCACGTCGCCGGACTGCGCGAACTTGAGCGCCTTCAGGTCCGCCTCGACGTAGGGGGTGGCGAGCTCGTAGGGCACGCCGGCCTGCAGGACCTGGGCGCCGTCCTTCCAGAAGCGCAGGTACTGGTGCCCCAGCTCGAGCACGAAGGTCTGGCTGGTGGAGAAGACGAACTTCCGCAGCCGGACCTTCCGGCTCGAGTCCTTCACCTCGCCGAGGAACTCCAGACCGGGCCGGTTCACCGCCGCGCCGTGGGGCGTGACGATGAAGCCCCGGCAGCGCCGCAGCGCGTGCGGGTAGGCGGGGAGATCGCTGCGTTCCTGGACGGTGGGGGCCCACTCGCCCGCGCGGAAGGACGTCTGCCGGAGCTCGGCCACCGGCTACCTCCTCGCCGAGAGGAAGGAGCCGTCGGGCTCCTGGTCGGGGTTCTCCTCGAGGCGCGCCGCGGTGAAGGCGTTGCGCACGTAGACCTCGTGCTCGCCGAGGCACTCGAGCCGGAGCCGCCGCCCCTCGTCGCCCTTCACCAGGGAGGAGGCGAACTGGGCCGCGAGCGCGGTGGCGAGCGCGCCGTCGAAGTCGACCGGGAAGGCGGCCGGGTTCAGGACACGCACGGTGTGCCGGATCTCGATCGCGTCCTCGTCGCAGAGGATGACCTGCCCGATGACGGGCCTCATGCCCTTGCTGTCGGGCGCGCCGCGCCGAGCCTCGATGCGGTGGGCCACGCGCTGGTCGGGGCGGGGGTTGCGCAGCCCCGGCACCAGCACCTCGCGGACGGCGAGGCTGTCGGTGGGGACCGCGAAGGCGTGCTCCCAGTCGCTGCGCCGCTCGTCGGGGAGCTCGACCAGCTTCTCCCGCAGGGTGGCGAAGGGCCAGGGGAAGCGGCGCAGAACTGCGTCGCGCTGGCGGGCGTAGTGGAGGATGGCCTGCTCCAGCGCGGGGTTGTCGGTGCCGTCCTCGAGGGCCTCGAGGTCGACGCCGGTGTCCTCGAGGAGGTCGGTGTGACCGATGCGCGAGAGCGCGACGTTGACGATCTCCACTTCGCTGCCCGCCATGGCGTCCTCCTCGGTGAACCGGTGGAGCGGACGGGTACGTGTCCGGGGTCAGGGGCACCGCTCCCCCGTCCGCTCCTCCGGGTGTTACAGCCGCCGATCGCCGGCCTTCGGCGTCTGCTTGGGGCTCGGGGGGCCGCCGCCGCGCTCGATCTGGGCGGACAGCTCCGCGAGCTCCTTCATCGTCACGCCCTCGCCGGTCTTGGGCTGCTCGACCGTGAGGTGGACGATCTTGAGGTCCTTCACCCCGAGCTTCTCGAGGACCTCCTTCGCCGCCTCGTTGCACGGGAGGAAGGTCTTCGAGGGGACGTAGTCCTCGCTCGGAGCGTCGAACCAGTTGCCGTTCTTCACGAACCCCACGTCGGGCACGGGTGCGCCGGGCGGGATGCGAACGAGGTATCGGGGGGTCTGCGCCATGTTCAGCTCCTCTCAGCCCCAGCGACTACAGGGCGTTCACGCCGTTCTGCGGGCGGCCGTTCATGTCGGTGAGGCCGACGATGAGCTCGCCGGCGGAGGCCGCGGCGCCGAGCGGGGTCATCTTCACGCCGAGGTAGCGCTTCTTCGCGCCGGCCCGGAGCGCGGGCATGGCGTGGACGGAGTTGATGACCGCCTCGGCGAGCAGCACGGTGCGGGTGGAGAGCACCACCGGGTTGGTCGCGAGCGCGGCGTCGTCGGCCGCGACGATGTCCACCTGGACGCCGCCGGTGGCGCCGACGAGCGCGGTGGGGACGCGGATGTACGGGTAGATGCACTCCCCCGCGCCCGGGTCGACGGCCGCGCGGAAGTCCTTCACGCGCCCGCCGACGATGGCCGTCCCGGCCGCGCCGATGACGGACTGCTTGCTGGTGCCAGCCGAGCCGATCGCGCCCGTCCGGGTGAACTCGTCTTCGTAGTCGAGCAGCATTGCGATTGCCTTTCAGAGAGCCAGGGCGCCAATCGGGCCGCCCCAGCGCTCAATGTGAATCGAGGGGTTACAGCGACAGCGTGACGGTCGGCTCGGTCGAGCTCTGCTGGTCCATCTTGCGGATCGGGTAGCCGTTGAAGTGCGGCACCTTCTTCCCGAGGTAGTCCTCGATCGAGAGGGCGAGGTTGTTGTACGACCGCGCCTGCTTCGAGAACGCCGCGTAGATCTTCTTCGTGACGTACAGCACGCGGGTGGCGGCGCCCGGCTCGGGCATGTGCGCCATGATCAGGTCGAGTTTGTCGATCATCTTCCCCTGCGTCGGCGCGTCGACCAGGGCGTCGGACGTGTCGATGTTGCAGAGGCGGGCGATGTGGCGGGGGTCCTCGACCGCGAGCCCCACGAACCAGTCGTAGAGCGAGCAGTCCGCGAGGAAGTCGTTCCCGTCGTCGTCACGCACCGACTGCTCCGGCTTGTCGGTGACGTCGAGGCCGGCGGTGGTGGCGGGCGGGTAGATCAGGTGCGCCGCGTCCTGGGCCCAGTCCACGATGTAGATCGACGCGCCGTCCGCGCCGGTCACCGTGCCCATCGACCACACCTGCGGCTCGACGTCGGAGATGCCCTCGTTCTTCACGTTCAGCCGGGGGGCGAGCCCGTCGAACGAGGCCTCGTCCAGCTTCGTGTCGCCGTAGAGGAGGTTGTTCGCGATGAGCTGCGAGAGGG